GAAAGAATTGAGAAGGGGCGTTGCGCTTGATGCCGCTACCGCCCTCTCCATGCTCCAGGCTGAAAACGAGAAGTTGCGGGCCGAGCTGGAACAGAAATCAAAACTGATTGCCCAACAGGCTGCAGAATTGGAACGGCGAGATACATTGTTGAAAGAGCAAGAGGCCGAGTTGGAGTAGATGAAGAATGGCTGAGTACATCAAGCGAGAGGACGCTATACAAGCCGCAAAACATGCATGGGCAAAAGGTCTTGAACCATCGCAATATATTGAGTGTATCCCAACTGCCGACGTTGCGGAGGTGAGGCACGGGAGTGCAAGTATGGCAAAGAGAGTAAAATTTCCTTTGACTGTGACGGAAAATCCCCTCTTTGTGAATGCCCGCACATGATGTTGACACACCAGTGGGATGAGTATTGCAGTTTTGGCGAACGAAAGAGAATCAGTCACGAAGAATAATTAGAGCGATTATATTCTTCTAATTTGCTATTGCATGGATTAATAAAAAAATAATGTAAAAAAAAGGAGAAAATATGAAAAAATATGTAAAAGAAAATATATTTGATTCACGTGAAGCAATTCTTGAAGAAGCAGAAAGAATTGTTTCGCAAGATCGTAACAAAGAATATGGTGGACCTGAAAATTCTTTTTCTTTAATTGCTAAACTTTGGGAGCCTGTAATTCGTTCAAGATGTGTAGCTGATGGGACAGAAGTAAAAGTAGACGAAGTAACAGTAACTTTACTTATGGCTTTATTAAAAATTGCTCGTGCGTCTTCTAATCAAAATCATATAGACAGTTGGATAGATTGTTGTGGATATATGGCTTGTGGTGGAGAATTGGCGATGTTGGAGGTAAAAAGTTGAATAAAACAACATGCAAAGTATGCGAGCATGTATTTGAACTAACTAAGGAGCGACATTATATTGCCCGTGAAAAAACAGAACTGTTTCTTATAGCTTCTAATAAAAATGGAGCCTACCTTATACGATGCCTTTGATTGCCCTAATTGTGGGTGCCAGTATATTGCTAATGAACGAAAGAGAAAGGTTGTATAAAAATGACACGGGAAGAAGCGATTACCCTTTTTGAAAAACAGCTCACAGCGGCGCGAGTGGTGCTTGATAGCGGATTTGGGAGTAATCCGGGAGAGAACGACATCCTATACCGTAGGCGGAAAGAGATGGCTGAGATTGCCCTCTCCGCCCTCCGTCCTGTCAGCCGGGAGCAGGTGGAGAAGGTGTGGAGGGGGAAGTGGAAATATAGTCATACAAGCGAAATAGATCATTTTGCTGTTGTTAAATGCTCAAAGTGTGGATACGAAGCGTTTGCGATCTCCCTTTTTGTGAAAGATGGAAATTTCTGTCCTTCCTGCGGCGCTTCCATGACGGACGAGGCTGTGGAGATGGTGATGGAGAGACTGGAGACACTAAAAGATGGTTGACATTTGCGACACTTGTGCATTCGAGGATGCTTGCCCGAGTGCTCATTTCAATAAAACCGAATTGAGTACCTGTGCATTTTACAAAAGCATTCGGAGGGATAAACCAGACGGGACGTGGTGGAAGGAGACGCTGAAAGATGAATGATATCAATCAAGACATAACCCGCATGATCGTTGAGATGAGGGAGCTTGGAAAGTTGCCCGCACCGTGCAAAGGTGGAAGCCACAATAACCTGTTAAGATATAACAAGCTGCGGGACCGGATTCTTGATAAATTCTTGTCCGCATTTGATGAGGGATATAGGTTGAAAAATTCCAACCGCCCGCCGGAGGGAGAGGAGGACACCTGATGGACATTGAGAAACTGATTGAGCAACTAAATGGATATTTTGAAGGGAAAGAATTGAGAAGGGGCGTTGCGCTTGATGCCGCTACCGCCCTCTCCATGCTCCAGGCTGAAAACGAGAAGTTGCAGAAGATGCACCAGGAAGAAAAAGTAATTTGCCATGAAACCCAACTTGAGTTGGAGCGGATGAAGAAAATAATGAGAGAGAACAGAATTATGATTATCTCGTCAAAATATCCCGGCAGCACAGAAAAGTGGAATATTCAGAAGCCACGCGATAAGAAGGAGGAATTGTAAAATGAATAAATGCAGCCTGTTTGATATGACCTTTTCAGAAATCATTGAGGATATTTTTGGGGTTTCATTTGATCGCCTGTGGGAACTGGCCTTGGCGGACAGAGAGAGGCGGTGCGTGGTGATGCCGTGCCAACCTGGGTATAAAATTTCATACAAGAGCAGCACAGGATTTTGGTGCAATGCGGTTATTAAGGATTACACGCCTGAAAATATATTTATCACGGCGGAGACTGAAATCCCGAACGCAGAGCCGTTAAGTCATGCATTCTCAATTTTGGAAATTGAGGCCGCACTACGGAGGGAGCAGAATGGATAATTTTAGAAAGTGCAATTTCTGTCAGTACTATGATGAATACGAAGGCTGTGAGTGGGGTTGTGACAATTACGAAGATTTTAAGCCTGCAAAGTTGCGCATGGTCGAGTTTGCAAAAGAGCATGACATTTCTGTTGCAGACCTAATTGCACTGATTGAAATGGGGTGAGTCAGAATGAAGGAGTACATCGAGAGGGCACAGCTCTTAAAAAATCTTGGGTATGATGAAACAAGACGAGCTGATGTCCTTCCTGGGTCAACGTTTGATATTGTTCTGAAAGAGCCCGCCGCCGACGTTGCGGAGGTGAAGCATGGGCGTTGGGAGTTCTTAGGGCCAAACCGCTTAATTAAAAGCTGTATGTGCGGAACTTGTAGCGTGTGCCACGTTAGATCAAAATTCATTTCAAATATTGCAATTTGTCCCACTTGTGGCGCGCACATGGATGGAGAGATTAAGAATGAGACCAATTAATGCTGATATGTTGCAAGAACTATGCAATAAGCAGATTTTTGATACTTGGAATAACGAAACTGCTCCTGTATCATGGGCAGCGACATATGCAGATTTCAAGGATGATATAGATAGTATACTCACCATTCCACAGCCCAGCAATGAACCGCTGACATTGGAAGAACTGTGGGAGATGAATGAAGAGCCTGTATGGGTACAAAATCTTGAAGAACCGGGGAAAAGCCAGTGGAGACTATTATATTGGGACAGAGGAAAACACCTTGTCCTGCAAAGCATATCAGTCCAGGGTTATTTACTGGAAGAGTACGGAGAATCTTGGCTTGCCTATCGTTACCCACCGGAGAAAAAAGACAAAATTAATTGGCATTATTAATAATATTCGTCAAAATTGTTAATAATAATCGTTATATTTTGGTATAATTTATAAAAAAAATAATTTGACAATTAAACATAATTATGTTAATCTTATTATAAACAATAAAGTGATAATGAGGGAATACGATATGTTTAATTTTTTTATTCAAAAATTATTAAATAATAAAATACAATTAGAAATTGATAAAAAACAAGAAGAATTAAATACAATTAATTTACAACTTCAAATTTATAAAAAAGAATTAGATGAAACAATAAATTTATTAGGAACTAATAAAGGATTAATTGAATTACAAGATATAGGAATAGAATATATTCCTGAAATTACTTCTTTTGTTGAGATTAACACTAAGATAGATCAAATTAAAAAAGAAATGGCTCAACTTATATCGAGAAATGCTTTATATATAATTATAAAAGAGTATAAAGTAGATCATTCTTTAGCAAAAGGTATTTTATTTCAACATTCTTATTGTGAAAGTTTATTGTTTGGATTTAATTCTTTTTTTGATAGAAAGAAAAAAAGCGTAACTTCTCAAAATTTGTCAAGAAGTATAGATTTAATCACTAATAATTTTAACCGATGTAATAAAAAGGCTTCAATAATTGGAGTAAAAATTAACGAGGAATATTTACATTTAAGTATCAGATTATTAAAATTAGAATTAGATAAAAAAATAGCGCAAATTAACGAAAAAGAAGAAGCTAAAAAAGCAAGATTTAAATTAAGAGAACAAGAAAAATTACTTTTTGAAGCAGACAAAGAGAAAAAAAGACTTGAAAAGGAAAGAAAAGATTTAGAAAAAATTTTAAGCCAATCTATTACAAAAGAAGATCAAGAACAAATTAAAAATAAGCTCGCTGAAATTGATAAAAGACAAAATGAGATTGATTGGAGAATTAATCATAGTTCGGCTGGATGGTTGTATATAGCAACTACTAAATCTATGCCAGGTATGTATAAAATTGGTTGCACAAGAAGATTAAATCCTTTAATTAGGTTGTCTGAATTATCAAGTGCCAGCGTACCTTTTGTATTTGAATGTAATGGTTTGGTTTTTTCAGAAAATGTTTTTGATATAGAAACAAAGATACATCAAAGATTGGACTCAAAAAGAGTAAACAAAGAAAATAAACACAAAGAATTTTTTTACGGAAATCCAAATGATGCAATAACCATTCTTAAAGAAGAATTTGATATTAAGGTTCATTATGTCAATGAAATTGGTATAAATATAGAAGAATAAAAAGGAGACATAATCATGAAAGAAACTTCTATTGAAAGAATCGTTGGAGAAGAAAAATGCACTTTATATACAAGCGAACGTAAATTTATTTCAAAAATTGAGCAATATAAAGAAATTTATCCTGATTTAGTTGATTTTGAAAAAAACTCTGATGGAAGTATTGTTGCACATGTACCTTTTGATTGGTTTAAATTTATTTCTCCTAAAAAGAAGAGAGTGCTAACAGAAGAAGAAAGAAAAGCTATTGGAGAAAGATTGAAAAGAGCAAGAGATATGCTTGATTAAAACAAAAGGAGTATAAAAATATTTTATGATTTTAACTGGAGATGCAATTTATAAACGATTAGGAAATTCAATTATTATTGATCCTTTTGATTTTAACAAACTTAATCCTAATAGCTATAATTTAACTTTAAACAATAAATTATTAGTTTACAACAAACAAAAATTAGATATGAAAATCAATAATGATTATCATATTGTTGAAATTCCTGAAGAAGGTTTGTTGTTAGAACCTGGAAGAGTATATCTGGGTAGAACCAATGAATATACTGAAACTCAAAATCTTGTTCCTATGTTAGAAGGGCGATCTTCCCACGGACGTTTAGGATTATTTGTACATGTTTCTGCTGGATTTGGAGATATTGGTTTTAGAGGATATTGGACTTTAGAATTAAGTTGTGTTCAACCAATAGTGATTTATCCAAATATTGACATTTGTCAAATTTATTATCATACTATTATTGGTGAAGTTTTAACTAAATATCAAGGTAAATATCAAGATAGCCAAGATGTAATAACAAGCCAAATATATCAAGAATTATTTAGTAAATAAATAAAAATGAATACAAAAACAATTCATTTTGATAAACGAAGAAACAATAAAGAAAATGTCTATAAAGTTTCAAAACTCTGAGACGGAAAAAATATTTTCTGTATCTAATATGGAGGAGGCCAACATGAGCAAGCCAAGAATTTGTGAAGTGCTTAGGGTGGAGGTAAATCAGAGCTTCCAGTTTAATGATTTCCCATTTGACGAAGTGAAAAGTTATTTTATCGGCACAGATGGAGAAATTAGAAATGTACATGGTGGAGAAGTGGCCTCCAGCGAACTTTGTTACATTATCAATCACCCCGACTGCATCATCCGCGAGCCCCGCTGGACGGAGCAGGAGGTGGAGAGGGCGAAGGCTATCAAGATGTTATACTCAGAGGCAGAAAGCATTGAGATGTATGGCTTCGGCATTAGAGTTTTCAACAGGAAACTTGTCATTGCAACACTCGACCCCTCTTTGTTTCCTTCTCTTCGCCAAAATGAAATCATCACCCTTGACGAGATCATCGGAGGTGCAGAATGAGAGAGATTCTTTTCAAAGCTAAGCGGATAAGCGATGGAGGTGAGCAGTATGGGGAAGCCGATTGATATTACAGGGCAAAAATTCGGGAAATTAACCGTATTAGGAGTACATCACTTAGGGAAAAGAAACACTCGATATTGGCTTTGTAAATGTGAATGTGGAAAAGAAACAGTGCAAATTAGCGTAAATTTGAAAAGCGGAAGAACAAAGTCTTGTGGATGTCAAAGATATATTGAACTATCTGAAAGAAACAAAAAACACGGGATGGCGGGAACGAGAATTTATAGGATTTGGAGAGGTATGATATCTCGTTGCAAATATAAAACGGCAACTGGCTATGAAAACTACGGAGCGCGTGGAATTTCTGTGTGTAAAGAGTGGGAAGATTTTGAACGGTTTTATTTGTGGGCATTAGAAAATGGATATAGCGATGAATTAACTATTGAAAGAAAAAATGTTGATGGGAACTATGAACCAGGAAACTGTGAATGGATTACATGGGAAATGCAAGCGTCCAATAAAAGGAAAAGAACTTCTATACCGAATAGAGACGTAAAAACTGGGAGGTTTGTGAAAAGTGCGTGAGATTTTGTTTAAGGGGAAGTCTCTTTTGTCTGGCAAGTGGGTAGAAGGGTATTACATAGGCCCAATAGGTGTACTTGATGTACATGAAATTTGTGATATTCATGATATTACAGGGACGCGTGTTGAAGTTGACCCCTCCACGGTCTGTGAGTACACCGGAATGACCGATAAGAACGGAACGAAGATTTTTGAGGGGGATATCATCCATTGGGCGAACTGGAACGGCGAACAAAAAGAATCCCCTGTATGCTATGACCAAGAGTGGAATAGATTTTGTGTTTGGTTGAATGGCGCTGAAAGCATGGGCGTAAATATACATCTGTCAACGAGCGGAATTGAGGTCATCGGCTCCATCCACGACGGGGAGGGCTACGATGATGATTAAACTGCTTCTTTTTCTGGGCATCATCCTGTCTATTGTCAAAGCAAACGGATGGTTTATAGTCCCGATGCCTGTTTTGGTTTTCTGCTGGGTAGGAAGCTTCGTTTGCTGGATGATTTATTCGTATGCTCTTGGTGTAGGCGAAGGAGCCGCAAAAGAGATGAAAAAGAAAATTCGAGATGGGGAGGGCGGACAGCATGAATGATTGGATTAGCGTCAAGGAGAGGTTACCGGAAAAGGATGGATGGTATTTTGTCTATGCTCCTGAATATTGGGGTAACAACAAAATTTATGGACTTGATGGCCTTGCATATTCCAACTTTAAACACAACTACAAAGATCACTGGGGGATTGAAAGAAGAATGGGGAAAGGATACCCTGTGATTGTCACCCACTGGATGCCACTTCCTAATTCGCCGAAAAAAGAACAAAAATAAAAAGGATAAATATTATTTATGATTAAACGTATTTCAACTTTATTAATTATTTTGTGTTTAATTTTAAGTATTACTGTTTATGCAAGAGTTCCTAATGGTGTTAATATTAAAAATTTTGATGCAAATGTTAATTATATGACAGAGATGTATGAATGCGCGAAATTAAATACAGATCATAGTTTAATTGTTGGGGCAATTTATGAACAACAAAGAAATTTAAAAATTGATTTTTTGAATTTGAATGAATATGAAAAAACAGATTTTTTTAATGAAAAGAACACAGGAGAACAAATTTTAACTCATATTGAAAATTATCTTAATGTAACACAAGATAATTTTAATTATGAAGATTATTATACAATTAATGATATAAATATGTTGGCTAAAGTTGCTTATTGTGAATCACGAGGAATTAAAAGTAAAACTGAAATTGCTTGTGTGATGTGGGTTATCTTAAATAGGGTGGATAATAACAATTTTCCTAACACTATTTCAGATGTAATTTTGCAACCTAATCAATTTGCATATAATGCAAATGTGCCAACAGTCAGCGATTATGGTTATGATTTGAAAGTTTTAGCCACTGATGTTCTTAATAATTGGGCAAAAGAAAAAGCTGGTAGAACTGATTATGTGAGATGTTTGCCTAAAGAGTATCTATATTATGGAGGAGATGGAATTCATAATTATTTTAGAACATCTTATACGGGTGGTATCAGATGGGATTATTCTTGGGGATATCCTTATGGATAATTATAAAGGAGAGATATTATGATTGTTAATGGAAGTATTGGACAAAATTAAATATGGCATATCGGTATTTAAAAGAAAATGAAGATCGAATCAAAGAGAATGTTCAATGTCGAGAAGGTGTTATGTGGCACACATTTATACGTGAACATAATCAGTCGATGTATGATGTAGATAAAATATATAGTACATCAAATAACAAAAAATATGGAATAGGCTTTGGATATGATTTCAATAATTTTAATATGAATGAAAATTATGCTGGAGCCACATTCTCAACTTTAAATTATTTAGTTTGGGGAGTAATAGAAGAATTTTATGGAGTTGATCATAGTCCTTCACAAATAACACAGATTGATGGATTAATCAGTTATCATAATTCAAGTAATAATGTATTATCAAAAGATTATAGTTGTCAATTTTCTACTAACGCAACATCAGGTTATTTGCGTACCAGATGGATGATAGGTAATATTGATAATAATAATATCACATGCTATTTTGGTTTACAATCAGGTAGTGCTAATAATTATAGTTTATAGGGATTAAATATTGTAGCATTAAAAAGGAGTAATTAAATGTATTATTGGTGTATTAGAGATGAAAATGGGCATCCAGGTCAAATTGGGGAAATTGATGATTTGTCCAGAATCCCTAAAAATGCAGAAGAAATGACTGAAGAAGAATTTGAGATGCAGAAAGACGTAAAAGGTCGTAAAAAGAAAACTGACGGAAGTTTAATGTTTGTAAAAACAGAAAAACTTATCCAAGAGCTTAGTAATGAATGTGAAAGAAAAATTACTTCCGGTATTGAATATAATGGAAAACAATATTCTTTGTCTTTAGCAGATCAAATTAATATTAATAATATGTATCAAAAAGTGACTTCTTCTGCCAATACTTTGTCTGCTGATGATTCTATTACTTATCATGCAAATAATGAAGTGGAAAGTGAAATTGATATGCAAACAGTATTGGGACTAAAGCAATCTATGGATAATCATGTTCAATCTTGTAGAGCTCATTATAATAAATTGAAACATTATTTGTTATCATTGGGTGTAGAACAAAAAGATTATGAAGTTATTAAAAACTTTAATTGGGATACTGTAATTGATTAATTAAAATGAAAAAAGATTTGACAGGATATTATTGTTTTACTCATAATCATGACTGGTCAATTATAGAAAGTTTCAATAAAAACTTAGTAATAGCAAGATGTAAAAATTGCGGTAAAGAAGAAGTTATATTTATAAATGGAGATAGAGGTTTTTATTTTAATTGGATGCCTCCAGATGATAAAATAATTTTTATTTAATAGGATTTATTATGGAAGCAAAGAAGAGTGGCGATTTTTATTGAAGCAAGGAGAGCATGATGATTAAGTTTGAAAATAAAAAAGTTGTTGGCTGGGAACATGCGATCAGTGGAATGCGAAATCCTTTGGAGAGTTGGGAGAAGAGCGATAGTTGCTGGTATGAAAAAGCTCCAAATTTTTCTGATTTACCAAATGGAGTCCTACTAATGAGACAAGAGGGCAGTGAAGTTTTTTGTATTGGCCCGAACGACCTTAATTTAATGACCCGGCTGCGGAATGCAGGAACGGACCATCGAAAATTTATGCGAATGATTATAGTATATGTGGATATTATTGCACCAAGATACTGGTGGGCTGAGTTTGACACTTATAAGATAGGAACTGTTGCTAATTCTTGTTCAACGATGCACTGTATTCATAAAAAAGAGTTTACATTAGACGATTTTTCGCATGAACACATGACACTAAGATCATCGGGGCTTCTCATGCAAACAATAAAATATTTAAATGAGGTCCGTAATATTTATGTTAATCAAGAGATTAAACATCTTGATCCTACCAAAAAGGAAGTCTGGTGGCAAATGATTCAGCTTCTCCCGAGTTCTTATAATCAAAAACGAACTGTTATGTTAAATTATGAAGTTTTGTCCAATATTTATAAATCTCGTAATGGACATAAATTAGATGAATGGAGAGAATTTTGTGAATGGATCAGAAATCTTCCGTGCTCTGAATTAATTACAGGAAAAATGCAACAAACAAATGATACGTGAAGTTGTATTACAAATTATATTGCTTGCAGTTTTATTGTTTTTAGCAATTAAAGAACAAATATTTTTTTAATAGGTGATATCATGAATTTTAACAAATTAAATTTTTATTTATTTTCTAATCAAAACTGGGGGGGGGGCATTATTGTTGCTTCCCTGAAGGAGGCTAATGATAATGTCTAAATATAATATTACTATGAAACAGAAAAGTGATTCTGATTATAATGAATTATATCCAGAATCATTAGATACTCAAATTAAATTAAGTAAAGATACTACTGGTTTTATTGGTACGAATGTCTCTCAAGTGTTGATGGAATTAAATAATAAAATTTCAAGTGGTATGGCAGAAGCAGGAACATATCAATTAGTGGGGCAATTAGAAAATTATAGAAATAATCAACCAGTGACAGGGGAAGCAGTTATAAAAACTGAAATTCCATGGACACAAATGCCATCAAACGTACTTAAAGATGAATCTCCTGATTTGTATATTTGTTATATCGGCGATCAATCAATGCGATATTATGACGCGACTGTGGAACCACAAACTGCATGTTTTATTTTTGGTCCAGATATAAATAAAAGATATATTATAAAAGGATCATCTCCTGGAGATTGGGAACCCTGTATGGCATTTGGATATAATTGGTCGAATGCTCCATTAAATATTGACACCAATAGTTGGGGTAATGCTAAAGTATCAGAATTTAAGTATAGAGATTTGTGCGCTATAGATACTTTTTGGAGAAATGATAATTTTACTCCTATCAATATTGCACAAATAGAAGGTATTTCTTGTTATCAATCATTGTCAACAAGATCAACATTTTATGGACCAGAAATTATTATGGAACAAAATAATGAAGCATATAATAATTATTTAGCTATCACAAATATTGATTTAACAAATGGCGTTACAGTCCATTGGGGAACTCGAGGAAATAATCCAAATTACAGTTTATGGTCATTAACTTTATTAGTTTTTAAAAGGATGAATGGATAATTATGATTAATTTAATGTCTGCCCCCCCCAAGTAGGAATAGTTAATAAATTAGCTACTTCTTATGACTATCAATATGTAACAATAAAATTTAATTTTATTCCATCTTATGCCATTTTAAATTTTTATTTAATAAGTAACTATAATTACAAATTTTATGGCAGTGTTGCAATATTCAAAAATGAACCACCAGTAGCATGGGAAGATCATAGTTATTACAAGTTTGGCCCAGATTGGAACTTGTCTTTTAGCGATATAAGTCTAAATGATAACATTTTATCAATAAGGCAATCATCTTCATATAACTATTATGTGCAAGGTGTCGTTTTTTAAGGAGAAATTATGAGTATTTCAAATATTATTAAATTTAATGAAACTGGTATCCCCCCTGGACAGTTGATGACGAAGGTAAAGTTTTATCTATTAAAGAAAATAAATTAGCTTGGGTGGAAATGAGTGGGACACCAGTAGAACCAGAAGTCGAAGAATATAAGTGGATTGTTACACCAAATAAATATACAATTTATAATGAAGAAGGAACAACTCTAAAAACAGAAGATAAAACTCTCACTGAATGGGAGTGCCCTGCGACTGGAGATTATGTTGTACAACTTCATGCTCAAGGTGGTACTGGTGGCAATTGGATGGGACAACAAACGTCTCAAGGATCATATCCCTTGATAACTTATTCTACTAAACAATTTACCGGCGGCGGTGGAGGAGGATCAGGTGCTAAAATTACACTAAATATAAACAAAGGACAAAAATATTCTCTTTCAGTTAATAATAATAAATCTATTTTTGGAGAGTATTATGTTAATCGTGGCGAAAATGGCAGTGATGCGGATTTCAGTTCATCTAATTCTGGAACAGGGGGAAAAGTAGGAAGTTATCATTCTTCTATGACTTTAATGGCAGAAAAAGGAGAAGATGGGACGAAAAAAGTAGAAACAAGTGCCATTTCTGGTTTTGGATATGAAAAAGCGTCCGGTGGAAGTGGATACTCTATTAAAGATGCAAATGATACTACAGGATATGGCTCAGGTGGGCGAAGCGGAACAGGACAATATGTTTTTGCTGCTGATGATAGAATATATACTGAAGAAGGAGAAGAAGGACAAGGTCCTGCAATAATTATTAGAAGAAAATTGGAGTGATAATTATATTTGGTTCGGTTCTACCTTTCTCAAACGAAAAAGTTGCGAGATATTATGTGTATAATATAGATGCTATAAGGAGCACAGTAAAAAGTATAACACAAAGAGCATATAGTAAAAAACAAATAAGTAATATTACTTACCAAATGAATATTGGTAACCAACATTCCGGTGGAGATCAATTAGAAACCTATGCCCCCCCCCCTGTGGCGAGTATAGGAAGAAAAACTATTCTATTGAGCAATTCTGAAGAAGCAATTATACAAGGATATGCGACTCTTAACTATACAGGAAATAGAGCAAATGACACCTTGTTGATCCCATTTATTTTTTTAAATGCAAAAGAAGAAATAAACAATATTTATTCTTTTAGAATTCTTTCTCCGTCCAATGTTGATGCTGATTATTTTAGTGGAATACGATTACAAATAGCTCACAGCAATAATAATATTAATCAAATATATTTTGATGTTTCTGTGGTGTCAGAAGGTGATGTCACAGTAGATAAAATATATTTATGGATATATAATTAAAATTATATAGGAAGGAAATGAGGAAATGAGTATAGGGAATGTTGTTAAATACCCCCCCTACGGAGTAGCCAATGAAGGAGAAATATTGACTGTAAAAGATAATAAATTGACATGGACAAAAAAGCCGGTTATAATTTCTCAAACTGAGCCCGAAGATTTAGAAATAAATGATATATGGATTCAAATAACTGGTAGTCCTTCATAAAAAAATAAAATAAAATAAAAAAGAGATGTATAATCATTTTTATACATCTCTTTTTATTATATCTTTAAATAAAAAATTGGGCTCTAATTTAATATTAATATCGCTAAATTTGCGCCGTGTTTCGCCAGAAAAAGAATCAAGTTGTTTAGTGGACATGATCTTTCTATAAGATTCTTGATTTATGGTTTTAAGTTCAGGAAATTCTTGATATATTTTTTGTAACTTTTCTGTAATTCTGCTTTCAGTAGGAGGAGATAAAGTGATTACTTTTTTAAGAAAAATATACTGATCGTCAAATTCTTTTGCACATAATTCTTTTATTGTTTTATTCAAAAATTTATATTTATTATCAGATAACCATCCACTCTCATATCCAGGGACAGCAATTTCTTTGGCTCTACTTAACAGGGCCATACATTGTTTATCTAAGTCTGTTTCTAAAGGGACATTATGCCCGAGAATAAAATAACCATGGCGCCCATAATGTTCTGAATATAATCTATATCCAGAGCTTAGACGAATTAAATCTCTTTTTGCCATATTTTCTAATTTGGCCAAAGTCCATCTAACTAATATTTTTTTTGCTGTGGCCGATATTTCAGGAAAATTGATATATTCATCTCCAAGGGCGGACATTGTATCAATATTACAAGAATAGACAAAATTATCATTCACAAGGCCAAATAATTTTAAAAGCTCAGTATTAGACAAAAATAAAGTGCGGCCATCATTCTTTTGAAAAGTTTGATAAACAATAGCATCAAATATATTTTGATATTTATTATTCTTATTAAGTTTAGAAAACGCCTTTATTTCATTCTCATAGACTTCATCAATTCTATACCTCGTAGGGCTGCTAAGTATTTGAAGATCACAATAGAGGGCCAAATCTTCTAATTGTTTTTGCTTAGAATATCCACCTTTTTTAGAAAGCCCCAAAGACTCACATAAGGGCCCATATTTTAATTCTTGGCCTTTAATTTCATTCATTTTTTCGGCCAAATTATCAGGAATGTTTTTCATCTTTTTTTCTCCATTTTTGTCTATTTGTCTATTTTTTGTGCTATACAATTTTAGAAAAAGGCGACGCACTTTTTCGTTAAGAAATTGTATTCCTAAAATATTTTTGTCTAAATTCATGTTCATATATAGATATATTACAGTATATGAACATGAAAATAGACAAAAATATTTTTTTAAGTTTTTTCCTATCTATACGCGTACGCGCGCTACATACGCGTGCGTGTGCGCGCATAATATAGGGTCACACGGTTGTGCATGGGTTGTATGCGCTTAGCGCGCCTAAGACAAGGTTGGTTTTTTCATCACAGCCGGAAAAAATTTCACCCCCGTTTTTCCCTTGGGAAAGGCGGGGGATCATTCTGTCAAAATTTTTTTTC